TTTATCCGGCCCGGCCAGACGGGCAAACTCCCCATCGTGCGGCGTGAGCACGATGGGCGCGCGGGCGCGCTCGAGCACCGCCGCGTCCTGCGCGACGGCAAAGAGCGCGTCGGCATCGAGCACGAGCGGTGTACCGGACTGCATAACGACCGCCTGCACCAGCGCCGTGAGCGTGTCATTCCGGCCGAGACCCGGCCCGAGCACGCACACATCGCTCTTTTCCAGCCGCTCGAGCAGCACCGGCAGGGCGTCGCGCGCGAGCTTCCCCTCCGCCGACGGCAGCGGAAACGGCATCGCCTCGTCGTTTTTCACGGCGGTGACGGCATAGATTGCCTCCGGCACGCCAACGGACACCAGCCCGGCGCCGCAGCGCAGGGCCGCCCGGGCGCACAGCGTCGGCGCGCCGGTATAGCCGATGCAGCCGCCGACGATGAGCACACGGCCGTAGTCATATTTGTTGGTATCGGACGCACGCCGCGGCAAATACGGCGCGCAGGGTGCAATGCGATGCATAGCTTGCCTCCCGGACGGAAAAGGGGTGATTTTTCTCCGATTATTATAACGTTTTCGGCGCGCCGCGTCAAATTTTCTTCCCCTTTTACATTGATTTGTGCTGCAAAGTGTGGTATAAATAGCTTTGTTATTGAGTTTATTGCTTGGATCGGGAAAATAGTACCAAGGTTCCGCGCCAGAGAGGGACGCCGCCGGCTGAGAGCGCCCTGCGAGAAACGTGCTTTGTTCGCCCGTGAGCTCCGGCCAATCCCCGGCGGGTCCGCCCGTTACCGCGCACAGAGTGCGGCGCGCACGCGCCGAATTCGGGTGGTACCGCGGAAGTTTCCTTTCGTCCCTGTATGCGGGACGGGAGGATCTTTTTTTGTCCGCGATCCGGCAAGGAACGCAACGAACCACGAAAATCTTGCAACGGAGGAGTTGTTTGCATGAAAGAAATGCTGCAGAAGCTGCGCGAGGCTTCCGTCGCCGCCATTTTGCAGGCGGACGACATCACCGCGCTGGAAAACCTGCGTGTGAAGTACCTCGGCAAAAAGGGTGAGCTGACCGCCATCCTCAAGCAGATGGGCCGCCTGTCGGCGGAGGAGCGCCCGGCCATGGGCCAGCTGGCAAACCAGGTGCGCGCCGAACTGGAGGAAGCGATCGACCAGCGCCGCGAGGCGCTCAACGCCCGCATGCTCGAGATGCGCCTCAAGGCCGAGACGCTCGACGTGACCATGCCCGGAAAAGCGCCGGAGCTCGGCCACCAGCACCCGATGTATATCGTGCTCGATGAGATCAAGGACATCTTCGTCGGCATGGGCTTTGAGATCCTCGAAGGCCCGGAGATTGAAGAGGCCGAATACAACTTCACCAAGCTCAACACCAGCGAGGGCCACCCCGCCCGCGAGTGGTCGGACACGTTCTATCTGACCGAGGACAGCAGCATCCTCCTGCGCACGCAGACCTCCCCGATGCAGGTGCGCGCCATGGAGAGCAAGCCGCTGCCGATCCGCATGGTCGCCCCCGGCCGCGTCTACCGCAAGGATGAGGTGGACGCCACGCACTCGCCCATGTTCCACCAGATCGAGGGCATGGTCATCGACAAGGGCGTCACGATGGCGGACCTGAAGGGCACGCTCAACACGCTCGTGAAAAAGCTCTACGGTGAGAACACCGTCACCCGCTTCCGTCCGCACCACTTCCCGTTCACAGAGCCGAGCTGCGAGATGGACGTGCAGTGCCACAAGTGCGGCGGCAAGGGCTGCCCCACCTGCAAGGGTGAGGGCTGGATCGAGATCCTCGGCGCCGGCATGATCCATCCGAAGGTGCTCGAGGGCTGCGGCATCGACACGGACGTCTACTCCGGCTGGGCCTTCGGCATGGGCCTGGAGCGTCTGGCGATGCGCCGGTTCAAGATCAGCGACCTGCGTCTGATCTTCGAAAACGACGTGCGCTTCCTGCAGCAGTTCTGAGAAAGGAGAGGCTACCATGATTTTAAGCAGAAAATGGCTCAATGAATTCGTAGACTGCTCGGCCTGGGCCGACCACGACTTTTCCGAGGCAATGACCCTCTCCGGCTCCAAAGTGGAGACGTTCACGGACCTGCACAAGAACATTCAGAATGTTGTCGCGGGCCGCATCGTGGAGATGGTGCGCCACACGAACTCCGACCATATGTGGGTCTGCCAGGTCGATGTCGGCGGCAGCGAACCGCTGCAGATCGTGACCGGCGCGCAGAACCAGAAGGTCGGCGACATGGTGCCCGTCGCGCTCGACGGCTCGCTCCTGCCCGACGGCAAGGAGATCCATGCCGGTATGCTGCGCGGTGAGCTCTCCAACGGCATGATGTGCTCGCTCAAGGAGCTCGGCCTGACGCTGCATGACTACCCCTATGCCATCGAGGATGGTCTGTGGATCATGCAGGAGGACGGCGTGAAGCCCGGCGACGACATTGCCGCCGTCATCGGCATGGACGACCACGTGGTCGAGTTTGAGATCACGCCGAACCGCCCGGACTGCCTGTCCGTGATCGGTCTGGCGCGCGAGGCCGCCGTGACGTTTGACAAGCCCCTCCGCCTGCACACGCCCGACGTCCCCGGCAGCGGCGAGGACATCCACGACCACGTCAGCATCCACATCGACGATCCGGCGCTCTGCCCGCGCTACACCGCGCGCATGGTGCGCAACGTCAAGATCGCGCCGTCCCCGGCGTGGATGCGCGAGCGTCTGCGCAACAGCGGCGTGCGCCCGATCAACAACATCGTTGACATTACCAACTACGTCATGCTCGAATACGGCCAGCCCATGCACGCCTTCGACTTCTCGTGCATCGGCGGCAAGCAGATCATCGTGCGCACCGCACGCGAGGGTGAAACCATCCAGACGCTCGACGGCAACGCGCGTAAGCTCACGCCGAACATGCTGTGCATCTGCGACGAGGAAAAGCCCGTCGCGGTGGCCGGCGTCATGGGCGGCGCCAACACCCCGAGCGCTGGCGGCACGCGCACGGTCGGCACCGCCGCTGTCTCTGGCAATACGGTCACTTTTACCGAGGGCGAATAACAAATAGAGGGCTGGCGTCTGTCAGCCCTCATTTTGGAGGAATATATGGAACTCACTTTTGATTCCGGTGTAAAGGAATATACCATTCGCGGCGTAAACGGCGTTGTAACGGTGTACTTTAACCCTGCGGATGTCAACTTCGCAAAGAAAGCATACAAAACGTTTGATGATCTGCGCAAGAAGCAGGAGACCCGCGCAAAGACGCTTGAAAAGGATATCCCCAATGATGAGCTTTTCGACATGGTTGATTCTCTTGACAAGGAAATGCGCAGCATCATCAATGACCTGTTCGGGCAGGACATTGCCGATACGCTTTTTGGCAGCGTCAACGCCTATTCCGCGGCCAACGGTGCGCCGGTTTGGCAGAACTTTATGACCGCCATTATCGAACAGTTTGACGAGGCAGTAAAGCGCGAACAGGCGCTTGCCGATGAGAAAATCCGCAAGTATACACAGAAATACCGTAAATGATGTACGATCTTCCAACGTCGCTGAACGTCTGCGGCGTTGACTATGAAATTCGCTCGGACTATCGCGCGGCACTGGACGTGCTGGCGGTATTTGCTGCGGCCGATCTGACCAACGAGCAGAAAGCGCTTGCGGCTCTGGATATCTTTTATCCGGACTTCTTAAAAATGCCAGATGAGCACATTCCAGAAGCCATGAAGCAGATGACATGGTTTCTCGACTGCGGTGACGAGGGCGATAATCGCAAGCGACCTAAATTGATGGACTGGGAGCAGGATTTTCAATACATCGTTTCCCCCATCAATCGTGTTGTTGGGCGGGAAGTGCGGGCAATGTCCTATTTCCACTGGTGGTCTTTCGTTTCGGCGTACTACGAGCTGGGAGATTGTCTGTTTGCGAATATCGTCCGCATCCGAAGTCTAAAGGCCAAAGGGAAAACACTTGACAAAGCCGACCGTGAGTTTTACCGCGAAAATCGGCGCATTATTGACTTAAAGCGGACGCTGGCCGAGGAAGAGACCAATACCATCAATGTGTGGTTAGGCAAAAACGCCAACAAAAGCCCATAATACGGAGGTGATTTTTTGGCTGACGGTGAAATCGTATTCGAAGCGACTATTAGCGATAAAAAACTCCATCAGGAGCTGAACAAAGTAAAAAGCAACATCGAATCCCTGCAAAAGGAATTTAACCGGCTCGGCGCCCAAAAAACGCCGATGGAAGACCGGCTGCGCAACATCGGCGCAGAGCTGGATGCGGCAAAACAGGTGCTTGCCGATATGCGCACAGCGCCAAAAGGCACGTATGAAAAAATCGACGTGTCCGAGCAGGCCGAGCGCGTGCGAATGCTGCAAAGCGAATTCAACAAAACTGCAAATAGCATTGACAAGCTCAACGAAAAGCTCAACAAAACCGGCGATAAGATTTCCGACGCGAAAACGCAGGCGGTTGAATTATCACGACAAAACGAAGGACGATCCAAAGGTGCTGGACTGCGCAACGCAACCGAAGCGGCGGCAGATTCCATGAAAGTTTTTGGACAGCGAGTAAAATCTGTTGTCCGCAGTGCCCTTGTTTTTACGGTTATTACCCAAGCATTAACAAAAGTGCGCGACTGGGCAAAAAATGTCGTAATGGTAAACTCCGATGCAAGAGAATCCATTGCGCAGCTTAAAGGAGCGCTTTTGACACTGGCACAGCCTCTTGTAAGCGTAATTGTCCCCGCCTTTACACTGCTTGTAAAAGTAATTACGGCAGTAGTCTTGCAGATCACGCGCCTTGTGGCGCTTATTTCTGGCAAGAGCGTCAAAGCAACAGCAGATTCCGCAAAGGCTCTTAATAAGCAAACAAATGCTTTAAAGGGAACCGGAAATGCAGCAAAAAAAGCTGCTGGACAGCTTGCGGCGTTTGATGAGATCAACCAGATTTCCACCGATACCGCGGATAACGCGGGCGGCGGTGCATCCGCTGACGCGATCACGCCTGACTTTAGCTACATGGACGAGATCAACGACAAGCTCAAGAAAATTGCTGATGCGGTCATGCTAATTGCCGCAGGGTTGGCCCTGTGGAAACTTGGCAGCTCTCTCCCCGGAACGTTGGGAAAGATTTTAACAAAACTCGGCGGCATTCTCATTGCTGTTGGCGGTTTAATCATTTTGTGGGAAAGCCTGTCTGACGCATGGAACGACGGCGTTAACTGGAAAAACTTACTCGGATCTCTTGCGGGCGCAGCGGCACTTGCCGGAGGCCTCGCTCTTGCGTTTGGCAAGGTGGGCGCTGGCATTGGACTGGTAGTATCCGGGGCGGCCATGCTGGTCGCTGCATTGCACGACATGATGGAGGACGGCATGAACCTGGAAAACACGCTAATGAGCGTCGCCGGTCTGATGATTGGTGGCTTGGGAATTGCTGTGCTCACAGGGTCCTGGATTCCGCTCCTGATTGCCGCAATCGCCTCCCTGCTTGTGGCTGTGGTGAACGCCTACGGCGATACAGAGCAGTTCGTCGACGGAATCAAAACCATGCTGGATGGGTTTGTGGCCTTCTTCGCGGGTATTTTCACCGGGGATATTGACCGTGCCATCGGCGGCATCGAAAAAATCTTCAAGGGCTTGCAAAACGTTCTGTTTTCCATTGTGGATGCGCTCAAAAACATGTTCCTGTCGTTCTTGGATTGGCTGGATGAGAAGACTGGCGGGAAGCTCCATGGGATCATCGAGTTCATCAAAAGCTCGGTCACGGGAGCATTCACTTTCATCAAGGATTTTATCGGCAACGCCATGGCAGCCATTAAGAAGATATTCACGGGAATCGTTAAATTCCTCTCCGGTGCGTTTACGAGCGACTGGGACAAAGCGTGGGAGGGTATCAAAGATATCTTTGACGGCATATCAACAGCCATCAAGGGGACGTGGGCATCAGCCATCAATGCAATTATCCGTGCATTGAACTGGCTGATCGACAAGGCGAATAAAATCAGCTTCACAGTCCCAGGCTGGGTGCCGGGGCTTGGTGGCAAGCATATTGGCGTCAACATCCCGAAAATCAACGAACTTCAAATCCCCAAACTGGCCCAGGGTGCGGTCATCCCGCCTAACCGCGAGTTTATGGCCGTACTGGGCGACCAGAAGCACGGAACCAACATTGAGGCCCCCCTGGACACCATCAAACAGGCCGTTGCGGAGGTGCTAGGGCAAGGCAGCGACCGGCCCATTACCATCATTGTCCAAATGGACGGCAAGGAGATGTTCCGGCAGATGGTGCGGGAAAACAACTCCCAGGTGCGCATGAACGGCAAAAGCCCGCTGCTGACGTGAGGTGACGCATGGAAGTACTTAAGGTAACAAAGAAATCC